GATTATTTGTAGATTCCTTTTTCGGGTCCAAGGTGTTCAGCGTTCGCGGAACGTTGGACGTTTTCTTATGTAGATAAACTTTATGAGTGTAAGGATTACACAACAAAGCCGCGCTAAGTCATATGATAACTCTGTAATAGAGGATATCATATATCGTATAAATGATGGCGGTGTTATAACCGATACATCATTTTCGATGATGACCACAAAGGATGTAGGATACATGACTGGTGCAGATGTGGTAGGATACCACAGCTTGCGCCGGAAAGGCGTCTTACTCCCCTACACGCCCTTTACTCAATATTTTGAGAAAGGAACGTGGACTGGAATTAGTGATTTCACGAACTTCGATAATAATACGACGTTTCGTGCTCACTTTCCAGATGATCATTGGCGTGGCGGCGGGATTGCTGTTCCTAACCACTCTACTGCTCCGTTTTACGTATACCAAAACGAGGCCGAACTTAGTTCCAGAGTGTCAGATGTTTCATTTGACAATCTAGTTCAAGGTGCAGCCGCGAAAGTATATGCAAATGGTCATGACTCGCTAACTTTCCTAGCCGAATTTCGGAAAACTGCTTCTATGGTGATGAACCTTAAAAGCAAAATTCTAAAATTTCAGCGAAAGAATAAGTTATCGATTAATGACGTGGCGAGCAATTGGCTCGAGTACCGGTATGGCTGGCGCATTATCTACTATGATATTATTAGCATAGTGGATGCTGTCAACAGTCTTAACGACGCTCGAACCCGCTTCACACAGAACGTTGGCCTGACAATCTCTGGTACGGACACTACGTCCCACCAGTTTGATGCAGCCGACACGGAGAATACCTATGGAATAACCTTTGAAAGGGTATGCCAATGGGAAGCTTCGTGTAGAGGTTCTGTAACAGCCGATATCAATCCGCCTAAGTTCCGTTTCAATCCCGTGACTACGTCATGGGAACTGGTGAAATTTTCTTTCATCGTTGATTGGATCATAGACATTGGTATGTGGCTTGAAGCGCTATCTTTTCTCGTATATCAGGAATCTTATCAAGCAGCTCGAGGTTACCATGTAACCTCGACTGCGACGATAACTGGGGTTAATCCGTATTTTACGCAGATTAGCCCTCCTGATGGGTGGGACACCGGCATTCTGGGTTTTAATTCAGAATCTGTTGCCTCACTCACTGTACGAGTACCACA